CAAAAAAGAAAGGAAAATAATATGAAAATACTCACTAATAAAAAATATAATGAATTGACTGAAAATTTAGATTTATACAAAAAAATAGTATATGCTAAAGATATTACAATCGAAAAAAACAATAAAAAAATAAATACAGCTAATGAAATAATAAATACAACAAATCAATTAAACGAAAAACTTAAAGAATCAGTAAAAATAATAGGGGAAGCATATATTAAAAAATTTAATGAATGGCTTAATGTAAAAAAAGAACTTACTAATATAAAAAAAGCAAAAGGGGGTTATAATAAACAAATTAATCGATTACAAGAGAAAGTAAATCAATTACAAAAAGAATTAGAAGAAACTAATCAAAAATTAAAGGAATCTATGACTGATAAATATTTAGTCAAAAAGATTCCATCAGGAAAAAGACCAAAGACTATTTTTACTAAAATAAATAATAGTTCAGTTCAAAGTAATATTGTTAAAAATATGTATAAGGAGGGTTAGATATGTTAGGATTTATTATTGGCTCTATATTAGGGTTAATAACAGGATTCGTGATTGGAGCTTTTATAATGTGTTGTTTATTTGTATCTAAAGAAAGTGATTTTGATGGAACAGGTAACAAAACACGCTAAAAAAAGATTAAGAGAACGAATCTCAGTTTCAAAACGCCAGGTTGAATTAGCAATTAAAAGAGGGAATAATGTTAATGATTATACAGGAAGTTTTAGACGTTATTTAGATAAGATTAAATATAAAGACGTAAATTTTCATATAAAAGTATATGGTAATCACATTTATATTTTTAATCCTTATTGGTATTTAGTAACAGCTCTAACTATTCCCTCTAAATATTCTAAATATAAAGCAAAAGAGGTGAAATAATGGATTTATATAACGAATTGCAAGATAAGATTCAGGAATTAAATGATTCAATAGAAGATTGTAGGCAAAAAGGAATAGAATATAACGAGGCTGAATATCAATATAAAATTAAACTTAGAATAGAAGCATTAAAGTTAAGAAATGATGAAAATATGCCTGTTACTTTAATTAATCAAATCATATTTGGCGTTCCTGAGGTTGCTGATTTAAGAAGAAAACGTGATATAGCTGAAACAATGTATGAATCAGCAAAAGATAAATCAAACACATTAAAATTGCAAGTTAGAATCTTAGATTCTCAATTGCAAAGAGAATATAATAATAAATATGGAAATTAAAAAAACCAGGGGTGAAATCCTGGCAAAAAAGAAAGTGGTTCACGAAAACAAACTGAACAACTTGTAAAGAGTTACCTTTACATAATTATATTAACATAATTTAATAATTTTGAAAAGTGTTGACTTAGTTCACGTTAAGGTGTAAACTTAAATTACACAATAGGAGGTGAAAAAATGTATTTACTAAAAGATGGATTAGATATTCAAGTAAATAAAACGTTAGCAAGTGAAACAATTGGTGTTACAAGAGAACATTTAACTAACATACTAAATAGAAAAAAGACTTGCTCTAAAATATTAGCGTATTGTATTACTAAATATTTAAGTGAAAATGCTGAAATAGAAGATTATTTTATTAGAAAGGAAGAATAAGATGGAAAAATTAAAAAGTCCTGCTATAAACTTCTATACAAGTGATTTTATGACTGGAACAATATTTATGAGCAATGAGGAAGTTGGAGCATATATAAGACTCTTATGTATGCAACACCAAAAAGGACATTTGAACGAAAAAGAAATGTTACAAATATGTTTATCTCAAGAAATTTTAGATTCAGTTATGACTCATTTTAAAAAAGACGAAGATGGATTATTTTATAATGAACGTATGGATTTTGAGAAAGAAAGACGTAATAATTATGTAAAAAGTAGGTCAAATAATAGAAATAAAGGTGATTCACAAAATACTTCCATTTATTTGATGATTGATAAACTTAATAATATTGTTAAAATTGGGAATAGTAATAATCCTGAAAGACGTTTAATTGAAGTTAGAAACTATTATAAGAATAATAATATTTATTTATATGCTTATTGTGAAAATGAATCACAAAAAATAGAAAAAGAACTTCACGATTTATATAAAAGTAAATGGTGTTATGATGAATGGTATAAATTAAATGATGATGACATATCTTATATCATATCAACATATCATATGAAATTACATATGACTAATCATATGATTAACGATATGAGTAATCATATGGAAAATATAATTATAAATATATTAAATAATAATAAAAATATATCTAAAGAATATATATTAGAATATTATAGTAATAATATAAATAATAATATTAGTAGTATTGAATATCAAAAATTAGAATATTATATAGAATTATTTAAGAATGATTTAAGAATTATAATTTATGCTATTGAATATTGTAAGTTATATAAAGCATTAAGTATAAATTATTTAAGTAAAATTTTATATAATTGGGAAAAAGCAGGATTTAAAACGTTAGAGGACGTTAAAAACGCTGAAAAAGAAAAACCTCAAGTTGAAGAATCAACTAAAGAGAATGAGGAATTATTTGATTATGATTGGTTAAACGATAATGAATGATTGAAATATAAAATTCATTATGTTATAATTAATATGGTGCTAAGGTTAAAATAGATTTATTGTAGGTGTTGAGCCTTAGCACAATAGGATTAAATCAACGCTTACAATAAGTCTATTTTTTATTAGACAAAAAAAGAAAGGAAAGAAAAATGGAAACAAAAAAAGAAGAATTGATTGTTGTTAAGCAACTTCCAATAATCGAAGAAAGGTTAAAATCATTAAGTGATGAGATTGACGTAAAAGTTGCAAATGCTATGGAATTAGTAGTTAGTGATGAAACTATTAAAGAAGTAAAGAAAGTACGTGCTGAATTAAACAAAGACTTTACTGAGTTAGAAACTCAAAGAAAAATGGTGAAAGAAAGAGTTTTAGCTCCTTATGAAGCGTTTGAAGAAATTTACAAAAAATATGTAAGTGAAAAGTTTAAAGACGCTGATAAGAATTTAAAGATTAAAATTGATTCAGTAGAAACTGCTCAAAAAGAAGCAAAAGAAAAAGAAGTTAAAGAATATTATAGTGAATATGCTATTAGTGAAAATGTAGAATGGTTAAATAATTCACATTATTATCAATTAGCAAATATTAATATTACACTTTCAGCAAGTATGAAATCATTAAAAGAATCAGCAAAAGGATTTATTGATAAAGTTATAGACGATATTAAATTAATCGAAACTCAAGAACACAAAGAGGAAATATTTGTTGAATATCAAAAAGAATTAAACGTATCTAAAGCAATTACTGAAGTTACTGAACGTTATAAGAAACTTGAAAAAATGGAAGAAAAGAAAATTCAAGAAGCTGAGATAAATAGACTACAAGAAATAAATGAAAAGAAAATAAAAGAAGTAGCTCCAGTAACTATAGAAGAAGTTAAAGAAGAAAAAGTATTCGAATTAAATTTTAAAGTATTTGGAACTAAAGAAAAATTATTAGAATTAAAATCATTCTTAGATAATGGAGGTTACAAATATGAATGCTAATGATAGTAAACAAGAAATTGTAGTAAAATACAAAATTGATGATAACGAAATTAAATTAACACCAAAGTCAGTTCAAGAATATATTGTTGGAAATGACAATGGTAAAATAACTATGCCTGAGTTTAAATTATTTACTGAATTATGTAAGGTAAGAAAATTAAATCCATTCTTAAAAGAAGCATATTTGATTAAATACAATGATTCAACACCTGCTACAATAGTTGTAGGAAAAGACGCAATTATTAAAAGAGCAGTATTGAATCCAGCGTTTAATGGAATGGAATCAGGAATAATTGTAACTAATGAAAATAATGAAGTAATTGAGCGTCCTGGAACGTTTAAATTACCAAAAGAAGAATTAGTTGGAGCGTGGGCAAAAGTTTATAGAAAAGATTGGGAATACCCTATATATCAAAGCGTAAGTCTTAGTGAAAGTATTCAAACAAAGAAATCAGGTGAAGCAAATTCAAATTGGACTAAACAGCCAAGTGTTATGCTAGAAAAAGTGGCTAAAGTTAGAGCATTAAGAGAAGCATTTGTTGAAGATTTATCAGGAATGTATGAAGCTGAAGAAATGAATGTTGATTTACCTAGAGAAAATGAAAAAACAGGAAAAGATAAAGTAACTAATGTAAAAGACGCTACATTTGAAGAAAAAGTTGAAGAAGTAGTTCCTGAAAAGGTTACATTTGATGATTTAAAGTAATTATGATATAATTAATATATCGAGGTAACAATGAAAGAAAGAATAAATATTATTAGTACAGGCTCAAAAGGGAACGCTGTAGTAATTGATTCAAAAATAATGGTTGATTGTGGTGTGAGCTTTAAAAAGTTGGAGGGCGTATATAAAAACCTCCAACTGATTCTACTCACTCATATACATAGTGACCATTTTAATAAAACAACAATTAAAAACATAGCACTTGAAAGACCAACACTTAAATTTGTATGTTGTGAATGGTTAATTAAGCCATTATTAGATTGTGGCGTTAAATTAAAGAACATTTTCTTAGTTAATCCTGGTCATAAATATAAAATTGGAAATGAATTAATTATTGAGCCTGTAATGTTATATCATAACGTTGATAATTGTGGCTATAAGATAGAATATAAAAATAAATTATTATTTTATGCTACTGACACTTATTCATTAGAGGGAATTAAAGCCATAGGATTTGATTTGTATATGGTTGAAGCCAATTATACTGATGATGAAATAAAAGAGCGTATAGAGGCTAAAATTGAGGCTCATCAATATATTTATGAATATCAAGCAATGGAAAATCATATGTCTAAAGAAAGAATTGATGAATGGTTGCTTGAAAATATGAATGAAAATAGTGAAGTTATTTATTTACACCAACATAGGAGGGAAAATGAAAGTTGTTAGTGATAAAAAGGAAATGATATTTAGAAATGAAATAAAATATCAAGACGAAAATGGCGTTGAACAATCTAAGACATTATATAAAATAAGTCTTAGTCATAAAAACGCTGATGGTAGTTATTCTCAAACAAGTATGTTATGTAAATTTCCTAAAGATACTGATTTAAAAACAAAAACATTAATTTCAATAAAACAAGCGTGGTTAGACTTCTATTTTAAAGATAGGAAAAAAGATAATGGGGAATCATATAAAGAAACAATTCCATATATATTTATAAATGAATTTGAAATATGTGATGAATCTAACGAAACAACTGATTCACAGCCAGTTCAACAAAATTTAAAAGATTTAGATTTACCTGATAATTATAAAACTGATTATGAAGATAATGAAATTGTTTTAAGTGATAATGATTTACCATTTTAGAGGTGTGATATGAGCAAAAGAAGTAAATGGACTGATTTTGATAAAGAAACTAAAAAATATATAAAAAAACGTGATGGGGGGCGTTGCGTAATATGTCATAAAGCAGGAGCAACTCAATGTATGCACGTTTTTTTAAGTAGAGCAAAAGGTGGACGAGGTTGTAAAGAAAATGGAGCTAGTGGCTGTCCTGAGTGTCATAGAATAAATGACAATCCTATAGGACAAAAGGAAAAGGAATTATCTATTACTAATAATTACAAAGTGAAACAATATTTAGTTGATAAGGAAAATTTAGTAGTAAATAAGGAATTTATTGATTCATTAAGATATAAAAAACAGCCTACACCATTTGAAGTAAATACTGAAAAACCTACGCTGAGGTGTAAAAGTTGCGTATTTTTAGTTAAAAATACACATACACATAATTCTATACCAAGTTATTATTGCAAGATTAAAAAGACAATAAGAGGAAAAAATAGTGAAGTGTGTAATAAATATAGAGCAAAAAAATAGGAGGAATTATGGGAAGTTTAAATAGATTATTAGACAGGAATAAAGAAAAAGAAGAATTAGAAAATATAAGAAAAGTATATGGTAAAAAACCTAAATATAAATGTCCTAAATGTCATAAAAAAACTCTATTTATGACTAATAAAGATAAAGAAGTATTTTGTATTAGGTGTGATGAATTAATAAGCAAGAAAAATAAATAATCTAAATAAAAATTGCTGAGGTAGTATTTTTTTCATTGATAAGTCCTTTATTATACTTTTATTTAGTGAATATAACGAGTTTTAGCAATTGTTGGTTATATTTACTAATTATGATATAATTAAATGGTTAATAAATAGCACTCTCTCTACAATGCTATAGGGTAGAGAAGAAAACTCAGCCTGATGAATAAAAAAACGAGTGGAATCTTAAATAGGTATTGTATGTTATTCCTAATTAAGAACATAAAAAGAACATACTTTAGTCCATTGACGAATGGATTATGGGAACACGTATATAGTTATTGTAGAGTGAGTAGTGTTTATTAACACTAAAAAAAGAAAGGAGCAAAAAATGGCTAAATATGAATTTAAAGCAAAAGGTCTTGATGAATTTGAACTTCATTATCAAGCTAAAGATGGTCAACAAGTAATTATACCTTTTAAAAGAACTATTGAATTAGCAAAAATGTTAAATAGCATAGACGCTGAAGCAAGATTTAAAATGTATAGTTATCTTACAAGCATTGGTAAAACTAAAAATGACTTAATAATTGAAAGAACTGACGCTGAGGGTAAGATAATAGTTGATGAAACAAATTATAGAGAATTTGAAGCTAATTTTCTATTACAGGCACAATATGAAGTTGGAACGAAAATATACAAGACATTATTCAATATGAGCTTAGAGGACATAATAACTAAGATTGGTTTAACTGAACAAGAATCTTATTTATTTGGTTCTAAAGTACACGATATAATATTGAATGGTTTAACTGAAAGTGATGATAAGATTCCCAGTCAAACTGAAAATGAACTCGTATCAACAACGCCAGTCGAAAATCAACAAAACAATATTTAGTTGGGCGTATCAAGAGGACTTAGATACAGCCTACGCATTTTATTGTAGTAGATACGAAAATATATCTTATGAAGAATTTATGCAATTAGGATTTTTTGAAGCAAAAAAGAAAATATTCAATATTCCTGAAAATGAGCCACTTTATAAGATTATTAAATCAAGAACAATAAATTTAGCAAAAATAAAAAATAAAGAAGAAAGAGAATATTGGAGGGAAATGAAAAGAATTAATGAGATTCCTCAAGTTTACCTACCAATAAAAGAGATTAATAAACGTTTACAAGAGTTTATTAATAGAAAGAAAGGATTATAATATGGAAAAGAATTTAGAAACATTTATGAAAAATGTAAAAATATTAAACAAAAATTTTGCTCAATTTGAGGACGAAAAAGGATTTTATTTATTAATAGGAACAGCACAATTAATTAGTGGTGTATCATATAATGAATTAAGTGAGCCTGAATTAAAGAGTGCTATCTTTAATCAAGCAATCAGTAAAGAAGATGGAGCAAAAGAATATAATAAAATAACTATATTTAGACCAGTTGCTGATGAAAAGCCTAATAAAGATGGTCAAATTGAAATGCACAATAAAGAAGTTGTTGTAAGTCAAGTATGGATTGTTAGAAATCAATTAGGATTATCAAAAGCATTTAATAATAAAGAAGAAGCTCTTAAAATGGCTAAAGATATTAACGAAAAGGTAATTAATGTTATTGGTGAATAATTAGGAGGTTATGCAGGTGAAAGATATAACTTATTTCCACGATTTAATATTCTTAGGTGGTATTGAATCAAGTTTAAATGATATATTTTATACATTTAAAAATTCAAATGAATTTAATCTTTCACTTGCTCATATATATCAGTATTACACTCAGCAAGATACTATTAACGAAATATCAAAGAACGCAAATAAGATTATTGATATTGGAACAAGTAAAGAGTTAAATACTGATATTTTTATTACTTGCACAATGATATTTCCTTATGATGAAATATTGAACAAAGTAAAAGCTAAATATAAAATAGGCTGGTTACACGCAATTCCAGGAAAACAATGTATATTCGAGAATATATTTAGATATAGAGAATATTATAAGCAAATAAAATATTGGGTGTGTGTAAGTGAAGAAGTAAAAAAAGGATTAAAAAAAGTTTTACCTACTGCTAAATGTGAGGTTATTCATAATACAATAGATACTAATAGAATTAAAAAAATGTCTAAAGAAAAAGTTAAAATGAAAAAGGCTGATTTAACATTTGTAACTTCAGCAAGAATTGGTAAAGAAAAAGGATTTGATAAAGCTATAGACTTCATTGATAAGATTCATAAAAAAGGTATTAATTATGTATGGTATATAATTGGTGCTGGTGTTGATACTGACACTATTCAATTGATTCAAAAAGCAATGAAAAAATATAACATAGTTATAACAGGAAAAGAATCAAATCCATATAAATATATTTCAAGAGCTGATTATGGATTATTAATGAGTCCATTAGAAAGTTGGAGCAACTTTTATGATGAATGTCATATATTAGGTGTTCCTACAATAACATTAGATTTACCTGTATATCACGAAAGGGAAAATCCTCAAAAAATGGGAATGTTATTAAAGCCTGATTTAAGCAATTTAAACATAGACATATTATTATTCAAATTAAGAGAATATAAAGCGTATTTAAGACATTATGAATATATTAATGAATATGATAAATGGGTTAATTTATTTAGAAGATTGAATTAAAAAGGAGGTTATTATGAAAGATTACGATAAAATAGTAAAAGCCTTAGTATTAAGATTAAATCAATGTGGAATTGAAGTAAATTATGAAATAAGAAGTTCATATAGTGAAAAATATAACGCAATGATTACTAAATGTTATCTAAAGTTTTGGCATAGTAGAGTCGTAATAGATAAAACAGGTAACGAAGTTGTTAAAAATTGGTGTGATGAAAAAGAATTTAAAGGTGCTAGAAAATACGCCAATATGATTAAATACTTACAATCCTGTATGAAAGGTGAGGATTAATATGAAAGACAAAAAAGAGATTACACCTCATAGACAAAGACCTATTAAGGAACTAAAGTCTAAGTACAAGAAGAAAACCTCTAAAAATATTAATGATATTAAGATTCCTGAACAAAGTAAAAAATTAACTCATAAACAAATCCTTTTTAGTGAAGAATATATTAAGACTTTAAATGCTACTCAAAGCTATTTAAAAATACACCCTAACGTTAAAGAAACTTCAGCTAGAGTGTTGGGTGACAAAATGTTACATAATATTAATGTTCGTAATTATATTGAAGAAAGATTAAGACCATATCAAGAGGAAAAAGAAAAAGAAGTAAAAAAAGCAATTGCTGACGCTGACGAAATATTAGAATTTATAACTGCTGTTATACGTGGTGAAGTTAAAGACCAATTAGGATTTGAAACTTCAGTAAAAGATAGATTAACAGCGTCTAAAATGTTAGCTGATAGATATAGATTATTTGAAAGTCCAAAAGAATCAACTAATGAAAATGATAATGCTGAAGAACATAAAGTAATAGTTGAAGTGGTCGATAATAGTCATTTAGAAAAAACATTGTTTGAAAATAATAAATAACTACCAATTAAATGGTAGTATTGAATAGATATACGATTGTTGTAATTATTATAGAAATTGGTTTATTATCAATGTTCATATATCTATTCAATAGTGCTATTTATTTGCACTAAAGAAAGGAGGCTATCTTATGGCTAAAGATAAGAAAAATAAAGTTGAAGAAGTAAAAGAAGAAGTTACTGAATTAGAAAACTTAAACGTTAGTCCTGAAGAAAATCAAGAAATTAAACTTGATGAGGCTCCAGTTGATAATGAAGAAACTAAAGACCTAGAAGAAGAAAATCTTGAGGAAGAAAATCAAGAAATTAAACTTGATGAGGCTCCTGAAGAAGATATTGAAGTTATTGATATGAATAACAAGCCTGTTTCATTATTAGCTAAAGGTGACGTAACAGCTCCTAGAGGATTTGTTCCTGTACCTAATAAAACTAAAATTGGTGAATTTGGGTGTTGTAATGGTAGAACATTCCAAGTAATTGGAAAAGACGTTGCTGTATGGTGTGATAATGGAAAACAATTTTCTTTATCAAGCATAGAATAGAGGTGTAATTATGGAATTTATAAAGATAGGTAAAGATAGATTCTTAGTTAAAGACTCTAATGGATTAATTGTATCTAAAAAAGATATAAAAGTGTCTAAAAAAGATACAAAAGAAGATAAACAAGAATCCTGTTCTTTAGACAATAAAGAATGTAAGCAATGCGTTGCTAAAGTTAGTGAAAAAGGTGAATTAATTGAAGAATCAATTAAGCCTGAAAATATCAAGTAAGCAACAATCATTAAAAGAATCAATTGTTGCTCAAGACGTTCCTAAGATATTTGTATTAGGCTCCACTCAATCAGGGAAAACTTATATTATTGCTTATTCGTTGATATTATATGCTCAAGCATTATATAAATATGATTCTAAAACGCAATATAATGGTGCTGTTGTTGGGTGGAGCGTTGATACTATTAAAGGTAATATCGTGGACGTTTTGGAAATGTTTTTAATAGGAATGGGTTATAAGAAAAAAGGTAGAAATGGAAAAGGTGATTATGTTTTAAAATATGGCTCAGGTGATGAGAAATATTTAAAAATATTTAATCTAAAAATTTACTTTTTTGGATTTAATAATGTTCTTGCATTTAACAAGATATTAGGAAAACCTTTAATATTTGAGTGGATTGATGAATCAGCAAGAATCTACACTCAAAAACAATTACAGGAATCATTTAATGAATTTCCTGGACGTCAAGTTTCATTTGCAGGACACCCTTATAGAAAGACTATACATAGTTTTAATGTCGAGGGTAGTGAGAATCACCCTTATAAAGTTGATTATTTAGACAAGAATCCTAACGCTAAGCATTATGTATTTTTCCCTTATGATAATCCTAAATTAGATACTGAAGATAAAATAAAGGAAGTAGTTAATATGTTTCCTCCTGGTAGTTTAAGAGAACAAAAGATATTTAATAAATGGGTTGTTGCTGAGGGTAAAGTATTTAGTCACGTAAATAAAATTGATTCATTAAATGGATTACAAGTGCGTGAAATAGGATTAGGCGTAGATTATGGTAGCGTTAATCCTACTGCATTCGTTCCAATAGCATTATGTTACGATAAGGCTAAAAAGAAATGGATTTTAGTAAGATTAGAATGTTATTTTCATAATCCTAAAGTTATGGGTGATACACCAACAACTGAGTTTTATTCATTGCAATTAAGATTCTTTTTAATCTATTTAAAGGAAAAATACCCTTTAATACCTATTACTACAAACGTTGTAGATAGTGAGGCAACGCATTATTGTAATAGATTGGACGCTGATAATATTCCATATAAAAAAGCTCCTAAAGGTGCTGGAAGTGTTGATGAGGGTGTTCAACATTTACAATCATTAATTTATAAAGATTATTTTTATATTTTGGAAAAGCCAAGCATAAAAATATTCTATAAAGATGGAAGTTATGAACTATCAGGAAAAGACGATTCATTATTAGAATTTGAATCGTATCAATATGACACGATAAGGTCTATTCGTGAGGGGGCAAATTGTTATAAAAAAGAGGACGACCATTCAATAGACGCAACAAGATATTTGTTAGCTGAATGGAAAGACACAGGACGTTGTCCTATAGTATAGAAAGGGTGAAATAAATGGAAATAAGGTGTAAAAGTTCTAAAAGATTTTTAATGAAAATTGAAATTGAGGCGTATCTTGAAGCAATACGCAAATTAGGTATATCTTTAGAATTACCTTTAAAAATTGAAATACCCTGTCGAACTTGTAGAGTAATTGAAAAATATGAGATATATGAAAATCATTATCGATTTATTGGCAGTTACAAGAAAGAATAAAATATATTGAAAAAATATAAAAGATATGGTAATATAATAGTGTATATAAGTGCAAATTAAGAGTGTTGCAACTCAGTAAGCATATTTTCCAGGTGGATTATATGCTTATTTTTTTTGAAAGTGAGGTAACTATGAAAAAATTAAAAGATTTATTTAGACGTAAAAAATGGAAAATGTACTTATATGCAAGTAATCAATGCGTTAAATGTATTAAAATTGATGATGAAGAATCACCATTTGAAAACGTCTATATAATAAGAATCCTATTTAAAAAACATATTATAGGAACTAATTTTGGAAAAGTTATCGTAAAGCCAGTAAAATTAAAATATACTGATAACAAACATAAGAAAATTCACGTAGAAACAAAATTATATGAGGGAGTTGATATTGAATGAATGGAAAATTAAGACCTTTTAATGTTTTACAAGCTCCTTATATAAGAGTAATGAGTGAAGTAATAATGCCTGGTCAAACTAATGGGAAACCTAATATTAAATTTGAGCCACGTTACATAGTTAGTCCAAGTGCAAAAAAGATTAGTACGTATATTGTTAATCAAATATTTGGTAGTGAGTTGGTAACTCAAACTGAGGGATTGAATATTAATTGGCTAATGCCTGTATTAAAAGAGGCGTTAGAAACTGCAATATATCAAGAAGAATCATTTATTTATCTACATAAATTTGATAATAAAGTTTATCTTGAATGTATTAAAAAGAGTGATATACACGATTTAGTTCAAAAATTTGATAAATTGTATTCAGCAACTCTTATACAAGATTTTAATGAAGTTAGTAAAGATTATGATTATATGTTAAAACGTCATATAACTATTGAAAATGGAATTAGTGTATTAAGATTTGAAGCATTTGAAAAATCAAAAAAAGGAACTGAATATGTTCAAATATCAATCCAAAAGTTCAATCAAAAAACTGATAATGACTTCTTAGACAAATATGTATTGCCTTATGAAGTTCTTATAAATATTGATTTAGGTCAAAATTTCTTCAAAGATAGTGAAAAACTATTAAATGAAGAAATGAAGATATTGAATACTATTGCTGAAGAAATAGAAAAAACAAAAACAAGAATTGTTACTACTCAACATTATCAGTCAAGTGATATTGTTACTTCGTGGAAACCTGGAAATTCATTTTATGATATTCAAACAATAAGTGTTAATAACATAGCTGATTATTTCACATTATTGCCAGGTGATAAGGAACACCAAATGTTCGAGTTCTTACAGGGTGACGTTAGAATTGAGCAGTATGTCAGCACATTCAAGTTTTATGATTATCAATGTATTCAAAATGCTGGATTAAGTCCTGCGTCATTTGGGTATGAAAAAGACGCATATCAAAACGTTGCAAATATAGATTTATCTAAAAATGCAAGTGATATGACAATAGAAGCAATTAAGACTCAAATAGAGCCTCAATTGAATAATTTATTTAGCAATATTATTAAATTACAACAATCTCAACTAATGACTGAAAATTTACTTCCTGATTCTCTTGTATGGGATTATGGAGCAAATGAAAAATTTGATGATATGAAAAAGATTCAAGTCCTAAGGTCAATTCAGGGCGTTACTGCTGTTCCTGTTAAAACTAAAATGAAAATAATTATGCCTATTATTGAAAAATTAATAGATAAAGATTATGTTAAGAGTAATCAAAAGGAAATTGATGAAATAGTTAATGAATGGACTGATGAAAACAAAGACATAGAAGTCAAATTTGGTGAGGTATAATGAAAGACGAATTTAGTATATTTATTAATGATTCAGTTTATTATACTCAAACTGAGTATTATAAATTAATTAATAAAACTAAAGAATTGTTCTTTTATTCCTTACAGGAACAAAAACCTGCCTCTTACTTCAAAAAAGAAGCAAATAAGATATGGGGTAATATAGACCATAGTTATATGGAACAACGAATCCAGGAATTAGAGGAAATGATTAGTGCTAAGAATTTAGAGGGAAGAAAAATATTAAATCCTAACGCTAAATTTGAACAAATATTTCCATTAGATAGTGAAAGTAAATATATTGATATTGAAAGAAAATACGAAAAAGTTGTTAATAAATACTATAAAGATAGATTAAAAACTATTAACAACGGATTTGTAGATAAAGAAACCTATCTAACTAATTTAATTGAAAAATATGATAAAATGCAATCAATAATTCCTTATTATAATAAAAATGGAACTATTAGAAGTTATCATAACATTGCTTCATATAATTCAATGGTATATAACACTAACTTAACAAAAGCAGGTTGGAATCGTACATTATATGATTCAAAATTACTTGAAAATGATTTGGTATATTTACCAGCTCACCCTGGAGCGTGTCCTTTATGTATGCAATTCCAGGGTAAAGTATATAGTATAAGTGGTAAAAATCCTAAATACCCTAAGCAATCAATAGCAATTGAGGGAGGCGTAGGACACCCTAATTGTAAACACGAATGGGTATTATATTGGGATTCAAGTCAAATTCAAGAAGATAAATATAACGATATTGCGTGGGAAGAATATTATGAACGCAAACAAAAAATTCAATCATTACAATTAGAAAGAACTAATTTAAAGGTTGATAAACGAATTTTAGAGTCAATAGGCAATTATGGTGAGGCTGATAAAGTTCAAGCCAAAATAAGAGCTTTAAACTCTAAAATAAAAGAATTAAAATAGGCTTCAATGGTTTATGATTATACTACACCATTTAAAAGGGGATTAATCAAAGATAATGTTGCAACAAATTATCAGCACTTCATATCTTTTATTAAAAAGAAAATGGAGGAAATTATGAATATTGAAAAATATTTAAAAAACAAAGAAGCTGGTATTACTAACGATAATATCGACTTCGATAGTTTAACTAAAGATATAAGAAAAGGTTATGTTGATGAAAAAGAAGTAGATTCTCGAATCAAGTCAGCAGTTGATACTCAATTGAAAGAATCAACTCAAAAATATGTTGATTTAGAAAATAAGTACAATGACTTAGAAAAAAGAAATACTGATTTAACTTCAAAGAATCAAACTTTATCTTTAGAAAGAACAATGATAGGTCAAGGCTTTAAGGAAGAAAGTTTTGATGAAGTTAGCAAATTAAGACAATCACTTTATGCTGATGAAAAAGACGATAAAGTGGCTATTCAAAAAATTGCTGAAAGATTCAAAGATACTTATTTTCCTGAAAGCAAACCTGTAGTTCCACCAGTACCTAACGAAGCAGGATTAAAAGGTGGAAGTAAAGAACAAACACCAATTACTAAGCCTGAAGTAAATAGAAAGACTAAAGTAAGTGATTTGTTCATTAGTAAGAAATAATTCAAATAAGGGAGGAATTAATTATGAATTATAGTACATTAAATCTTGATTTACAAAGTGTTGTAAAACGTTGCTATGACAATTTACTATATCGTTCAAGTTTTATGAACTTCTTAAATAGTGCCTATATAGGTGAAGTTAGACAAACTGGAACACCAACAATTGAAATAGCAAAACAAAACGCTACACCAACAAATAAGGTGTTAAATAGTCCTGATTTAACTCAAGCATTAAGTCCAGTATTAGCTACTTATGGCTCTAAAATAATTGACTTAACTGAGTTAAGATTAGATTATTCATTTAGAGTTTCTTATATGATGACTGAAAGTGGAATGAAAAAAGCAGTAGATGGTCAAATTGAATTACAAGATTCAACTAACGCTACAATGATTGATGAGTATGGTTATGACAAATTGGCTACTTCTATCGTAGGAAGTGCTGATGGTAGTCTTGCTTATACTTTAGGTCAAGTAATCGTTTGGAATCCTGCAACTCAAGACGCATATATTACTTTATTAAATAATCTTAAAGCAAAATTATTTAATAGAAAAATCTATGAAAATTACCTATTAGGACTTGAAGCAGTTGAATATGGTAATTTTGTAAGTGCCTTAACTTCAATACTAAAATTTGAAACTATGGCAGGTGTTGAGGGTGTAGATAGAGGTGATATAGCTAGAGCTTATGGAATCTCAATATTCCCTATTAATAGTGACGTATTAGATTCAACTAATACAAAAGGTTATTTTGCTAATGAAGTAGGTGTTGTAGGTGACGCATTCTTCAGTCAATTTAACGAATTTAATGGTAGTTACCCAGGATTCCCAGGTTACTATGTTGTTGAGGGTGTAATCCTATTTGGTGCTGACGTTGTTAGACCTGAAGCAGTAATTAAATTAGTTGCTTCATTACCAACAATGAACACTTCAACAGGAGCAGGAACTTTCGACGCTGGTAGCGTAGGAAATGCTTATAGTCAAACTACTGCATTTAATGGAACAGGTGTTGCTTCATTTGTAGCTGTTGGTTTACCAGCAGGACTTACAATTAATCCAACAACTGGAGCTATTACTGGAACACCAACAACAGCTGGAAGTTATTCAGTAAATGTTTATGGTCTTGATAGTGATGGTAACTATTCAAATGCTCAAACAGGAACAATTGTAATTAGCTAGTTTAAACAAATTATCTAATTAAAAATAAGAGGTGAGAATATGAAGTTTTTTACACTTGCTGAATTTCAGCAAAAATATAGTGAGTATGCTCAAGTTGAGATACCAGGTTATAAGGTAGAAGAAGCAAGTGAGATGATATTCTCACAAATAGGCTTAAGACGTAGGAACGATAGTTGGGATTATACTAACGTTCCTAAGCCTATAAAAGACGCTTCTATGGAACAATTACGTTTTATGTTAGAACACGATATTCCATTTATCGATATTAATAGAAATATTAAAGCAGGTAAAATGGAAGCTGACCTTAAAAGTGATTATTCTACATTAGCATTGAGAATATTAGCAAATCATAATTATTTATATAGAGGTAATCCAATTCAACACAATATGGGATTAGACATTCCATTTGGAAGTTAGGAGGTGCTATTATGTTTTTAGTAAATGGTATGAAAGCCAAATTAAGACAATTTAATAGAAAGCCTAATAATGAATTATATGATGACCAACAATATAAAGAAGTAACAATCAAATGTTGTCCTTATGATATTGACCAGGGCATACAATTTGGTGTATATAGTGTTCCTGAAGCTACTGGCTATTACCAAGTTCCTCGTTGGGTTGACGTTAGGGAGGGTGACCAAATTACATTTTTAGGAAAATATAGTGATGGAATAGTTCATACAATATTAAAAGTTCAAGACGAATGGTTATTTAATAGAGTAGAGAACTATGTGTTGGCAGTAAAATAATGGACGACATTAAAGTTGTTTGGAAGCCAAAAGCCAAAGAATTAATCTTAGAAGAATACCCTGATAAAGTTGTATATACAATAGCAAGTATGACTCTTGATATGTCATATACAACAATTCCTATGGGGAAAACAGGTAATTTAAGAAAAACTTCTAAAAGTGCTGGTGTACGTGGAAGTAATAAAGATTATTATATTGGCTCATATACTAACTATGCTAAATTTGTATGGTTAATGCCTGAATCCACTAATTGGACTACACCAGGAACTGATAGTCAATGGTATAAAAAATATTGGGAAAAGCACAAAACTATGATTGTTAAAAATGCGTTAGAAAGGAATAAGTTAAAATGAATATAAATGACATTAAAAGAAAGAATACAATATTAATTAATTATTTACAAAGTCTTAATTTTAATAATAATTTTAAATTTAAAGCTGAGTATAATACTAATGATAATGATTCAAATGTTGTAGTTGTTCAGGAACAAATGGGGCAAAAAATTGTCTTTTATGGTGATTGTCCTCCATTGTTCAATTATTATTCAATCCAAGTATTTGGACTTTCTATTGAAACGTGTAAAGAATTGTCAGTTGATTTAGGCAATTTGATAGGTCAAAGTGTTCGATTTGTTGTAACTAATGTTATAGATGGTAAAACATATAACGAGTTATGGCAAATTATATTTATGCAATTTAGTAATTTTCAGCCAATAGAATATAAAGACATTAGACGTATAGGTTACACCTCTACGCTTAAATGTATAGTTAATTTATGTAATAGAACTGAATTAACACAATAAAAATCAAAAAAGGAGGAAAAATTATGAATTGGTTTTTAAATAATAGAGAAGTTATACGTAATTTAGCAATAAATACAGGAACTTCAGCAAGTCCAACATTTACGCCATTTTGCACTACAAGTGAAGTAGCGTTAGCTATGGATTTTGAAGAAAAAGATTTTTATGTATTTTGTGACGCTATTAAACGTTCAATCGTTACAGGTGCTAAATTAACTATAAATGCAGTTGTTAAAATCGATATGAATAACGCTGGTATTATAGCAATGCTAGGTGATTTACATTCATTATTAGAAAATGGAACAATTGCACAATTTAATAACGTATTAGTTCAATTTGAATTAATAGAATCAGTTACTGATAATGTATTAACATACAAAAAATACCAAGTTCCAGTAGTTATGAAAATTAGTGAAATTGGTGGAGGAGCTGAGGACGAGGGTGAATATTCTCTTGAATTAGTTATTAATGGAAAAGGTAGTGTTATAACTGCTTAATACAGGGTGGGTGAAACGCCCACCTATTTTATTACTCTAATAGTTTTATACAGGTGCAATTCCTGTAAGAGTGACCAAAAATAAGAAATAAATATGGAGGTATATATGAACGCTGGTGATATAATCTTTAATTTTAAAGGCAATACTGATGACGTAGAGAAAAAATCAAGTCAATTAGGCTCTAAGGTTAAAAGTATGTCTAAGGGATTCTTAAAAGGTACTGCTGTTATTGGTGGAGCATTAGCAGGATTAACAGCTAAGTCAGTTCAAATGGCTGGTGAGTTAGAACAACAAATAGGTGGTACTGAAGCAGTTTTTGGTAAATTTGCTTCAAGAGTTCAAGATTATAGTAAAGAGGCTTTTAAAACTGCTGGTCTTAGTGCTAACGATTATATGGCTACTATGAATAAAATGGGAGCATTAATGCAGGGTAGTGGAATCGATACTGAAAAAAGTCTTGAATTATCAGCAAAAGCAATGCAACGAGCTAGTGACGTAGCTTCAATAATGGGAATTGACATTAATTCAGCAATGGAAAGTATAGCTGGAGCTTCTAAAGGAAATTTTACTATGATGGACAATTTAGGTGTTGCAATGAACGCCACTACTATTGAGGCTTACGCAATGTCTAAAGGTATTAATAAATCATATAATGAAATGTCAAAGGCTGAGCAAGTTGAAATGGCTATGCAAATGTTCTTAGAAAAAACTTCTTACGCAATGGGAAATTATGCTAAAGAAAATGAAACATTTGCTGGTAGTTTGCAAACTATGAAAGCCTCAATTTCAAATTTATTGGCTGGAACAGGTGACGTTGACCAAGTAATTGAATCTATTACTAATTTTGGTAAAATAGCAGTTAAGTCACTTGGTGAAATGGCTCCTAAAGTAGTAAATGGAATAATAGGATTAATAAATGGATTAATTCCAATGTTACCTACTTTATTACAAAATTTACTTCCACCAATTATAAATGGTGTAATTATGTTAGTTCAGGGAATAGTTAATTCTTTACCAATGATAATTACAACGTTAGCACAAATGTTGCCTGTATTAATAACAGCAATATTAGATGGATTAATTCAAATAGTAAATGCTTTAACTGAAATGTTACCTGAATTAATACCTCAAATAGTTGACGCAATATTAGGAATTATTCCTATTTTAATAGATAATTTACCGGTTTTCATAAAAGCAGGAGGTCAATTAATAGTTGGAATCCTAAAAGGGATTATAAAGAGCGTTCCAGTCCTATTGGCTCAAATTCCAAAAATAGTAAAATCTATATTTGGATTATTGAAAGAATTACCACGCTTAGCGTTAGATATAGGTAAAGATTTGGTTAAAGGATTATGGAATGGTATAAAGGACGTTACAGGCTGGGTATTAGATAAAGTAAAAGGATTTGGTAAAAAGATTCTTAATGGAATCAAAGGAATATTTGGAATCCACTCACCATCTAAAGAATTTGAATTTGTAGGTAAAATGAATAGTGAGGGATTAATTAAAGGTATGAATGACGAAAAAGATAAGATTCAAACTACTTTTGATTCAATGTTTGATTTAAGTCCAAATCTTTATGGAACTTCAAGCCTAAATCTTAGTCCTAATGTTAATGTATATGTTGAAAATAATTTGAAAGAAGATAGATTAGGTCAATTAGTTAATAGTGTTAAAACGTTTAGTGGTGGTGCTAAAAATGACTATTCTTATGGAATGGGGGCGTAACTAATGATTCAAATGTTTATAAATAATGAAGAAGTAGTAAGTAATCAAAATATATCTATTTTAGAAGAATTGCTTAATACTTCTTCTACAATACTAAATAATTGTTACCCTTTAAGTTGGGAAACTACTAAAGACTATGTTTCTAACTTCTATTTTCCTCAAGATTATTCAAGTTGTGAAATATATAATGATAACAATTTAATATTTGCTGGAATAGTTAAAAATAGTGCTGAAATAAGTCTTAGACCAACTGAGCCTAAATATTGCAGTTTACAAATATTAGATTATAAAACTCTATTAAGTGAGGGGCAATGTTTAGATATAGTTATTCCTGAAGATACTATTCAAAATCAAATTGAAAGTGTTATTAATTATATTAGTGATTATGGATTCGTAATTGGAAATATTCAATTAACTAATCCTAATGAAATAGCAGGTGCTTATTCTACGTTAGACAAAACACCTTATGACGTATTTCAATATTTTGCTGAAATAACAGGTGCTAAATGGTTTACAAGAATGATTGATGAAAACACATTAGCAATAGACTTCTATAGTCCTGAATTAATGCCTTATGTACCTGATATTGAATATACTCAAGAATATTTTGAAGAAAATAATATAATTGATATGAACTTCTCATTTGGCACTTTAGATTATAGAAATAAACAAGTTATATTAAGTGACCAGGTATTCAGTTCAATAGATACAACTGACACTATAATTGCTACAAGTGAACAAAATCAATTCACTTTATCAGGAATAGTTGGGAACTTAAAACAAGTTTTTGTTAATGGCGTAGCTCAATCAATAGGAACTTCTAAAGACAAAGAATTAGGAATATATGCTGATTTTTATTATAAAATTGGTGAAAATACAATTGAATCAAGTATTAATCAGCCAAATGGAGCTGAAATTAGAGCCATATTCACGAGTTTAATAAAAGGGCGTCAAGTTGTATCAAATGTTGATGAAATTGAGCGTATAACTTCTCAAATTGGTCGAAATGGTACAATAGCAAGATATGAAACAAGAAATGACGTATCATCAAATAAAGCGTTAATTCAAATTGCTCAGTCATATTTAAAATATAAAGGTAAACCTGAAATACTTTTAACTATTAAAACTCAAAATAAAGATTTATTTAATGTAGGACAACAAGTATATTTCAATATGACTCAGTTACCTATACTTGCTCAAGATTATATGATAAAATCAAAAGAGATAAATATAATCAAAAGTGGTGATTATCAAAATGTATTTTATACTTATACATTATGCAGTAATTATGATAGTGAAAACGCAATTAACTTTTTCGATAATCAAAGAAGAAAAAGAAGTGGAAACATTGATGAAAACGAGTTTATTACAAGAAATATTGATATAGATAACGAAGTAAATATTATATTTGATAATTTATCTATACAAGAAGTTCAAATAACTGATGATAATAAACTAAATGCTTCATTAAATGCTGTATTTATAGAATAGGAGGGAATATGACAAACGAATATAAAGAAAATATATTAAATTACTTAACAGGTAATTTAGAAAATGATAGTGGTTATAATGAGCCAATATTTACTTATACTGATATTTATATTAATAATTTAAAATTGAATTTAAGTGATTATTTTCAATCAATGGTTTTCTATCGTGCGTTCGTTCCCTCTAAAGATAATAAAAATCAAAATTTAGAATATTCAGTTCTTGCGTGTTATGGAACTTTAGTTGGTGAAACTGATGAAAGTGGGGCATTTGTAATATTAGATAAGAATTACGAAATAGTTCAAGTTATTACTGAATATAAAGATGGAACTAAAGTTGGAATCGTTCAAGCGTTAAATGTTGATGATTCAGGAAACTTTTACGCAGTTGAATTAAGAGGAACTACTTATAGAATTGTTGAACTTAATAATTTAGTATTAAGATTAGACAATCAAGACGAATATGAAGCAGTTATTAAAAATACTTATACTATTCCAACAACTTATAAATGGGATTCAATAACAAAAGTATATAGAAACGCAGGTAAAAATAAATATTTTATATTAGGAACAAGAGATAATAATAGCGTTTACACATTATTAGGAGCTGAATTAACAATATCTAATAATCAAACGTGGGCGTATTATACAAGTAATTATAGTTGGTCGAATACAACGAGCATATTTAATAATGGCGTTGAGGTATATTGGGATTCCAATAATAATTTACAATTTCAAATAGCAGTATTCTATTATGGATTATTTATACTATCTAAGGGAACAGGTACAGCTATGGTATCGACTCAATATACAAGTGATTCAAGTTATGGAAATACTGATAACAATTTAATATTTTATTCAAATGAAATTGCTTATTACGTTGTAATTGATGATAATGAAACATATAATACATATCATTTATATAAAATTAATTTAAGTACAAAACAAGTTACTGAAATATATACTGAACAATCTAATTATTATCAAATGAATAATCAAATGTGGTTATTTAAGTCTAATAATACGATTTATTTTTATAAAGTAATGTCTATTAGTAATCAAGACGAATATGGTGATACTCAATTTATGTTAGATTTTGGAATAATTGATGATACTACAATATTCACTCAAACATTAGGAACATATTATGGCTCATCATTTACAACTATATTTTGCTACGCTAATATGATTAATAAATTTAATAAAAATTATTTATATATTCAAAATCAAAATAAAGTATATATTGCTGAGTTTAATTGGAACGCTAATAATTATAATGGTTATTCTTTTATCAATCAGGATTCACTTATTCCCAGTTCAGTAGCCATTGAAGATTCTAACGAAAATGAAATATATAATAGAAATATTTATAATTTAACTAATTATTCTAACTTCTATACTGCAATGGCTCAAGTACCTAATTACTCATTAAATGAAGAAGAAATATATAATGCTATATTATATTCTAAAAATAACAATATATTATTAAATAAAAATATTAATATAACTAAAAATATATATGAAGAATTAAATATTAATTTTAACAATCAAATTAATATTATTAATGAAGCAAATAATGAAAATAATATAACAGGTGCAACAAGATTAAATAACTCAATGTTAAATAATGATTATGAAAACACTTATATTTCAAAATATAAAATAAATTATGCTGATAACACGTCAGTTATAAAAAATATAAGTGTTAATGAATTAATTTATACTGATTTATCTACAAATTATAATATAATAGTATATGTAGATAAGTTAATAGATAATATAGAGCTAATAAGTAATGACGAGCAAACTTCTTATAATACAATTGATTGTAGTTCATTAGAAATTGGTAAATATTATCAAATTAATCAAAGAGTAAGAATAGAATAGGAGGAATCAATATGAATCTAACAAATATTACGTTTGCTGATAAGTCGTTTATTAATCAAAATCCTAGCATACCTAACAATAATAAAGTATGTGATACTGATTTGAACGAAATTAAATTAGCAATTAATGGAAATAATACTGAAATTGATAGTGAAATGTTTTATAAAGCTAGTGACACTATTGAATTAGGAAATAATAATGTTCCTGGATTATATGTTGCAAATGGTTATATTTCAGAAGGCACTCAATCACTTTTTGTAACATTAGTAACGCCTAAAAGATTAGATAATATTACTTCAATAACAATTAATAGTATTAATGTAGAAGCAAGAGGTACAAGTGGTTATTTAAACTCACAGGCTGGTTATGTTGAATATGTAGGTAAAAATGATTATACAATTACTGCTTGGGTTTCAAGCATAAATACAATAACTATTAAAATAACAAAATCAAGTGCATTTACAAATGTTAAAAATAATACACCTATTACTTTAGATGGTTATTTTGCATTTACATTGTCTTAGGAGGTGATATTATGCAATGGAATGTTTTGATTGGAATTGCTGGAACATTGCTTGGAATAGTATTTGGCTATTTAGGATTTAAACGAAATGCAACTAATGATTTAAAGCAAGATACAAAAGACGATACTAAAACAAAAGTTGAAATGAATACTAAATTAGACGTACTTTTAAGTAATAGTGCTGAAACAAAAGGAAGTATTAAAGAAATAGAAAAGAAATTTGATAATTTTAAAGACGACGTTAATGTGAGATTAACAAGAGTTGAAGAAAGTTGTAAACAAGCTCACAAAAGAATAGATGGATTAGAAAAGTAAAGGAGGAAAAAATGAAAGATATTATTATAAATGTTGATTCAACGTCACATAAAGTTAATTTTCCTAATGAGTTTTTAGGAATAGGTTATGAGAATCTACAGGGAAATTTAATATTTCAATTTGATAATAACTTTATAGGTGGTCAAGCAAGATTAGATATAAGTATCGATTGTGAATCAGGAATGATTCCAAACTTAACACCTTATGAAAATGGTTATATATTACCAATTAAATCATCACTATTAACTGGAAGTAACGTATTAATGCAATTAGTAATTGATGAAACAAGTCTAACTCAATATTCATTAACTACTGATACTGAAATTAATCCTAATAAGACTTATTATGAAAAAGTTGGAAATGATTATATAATTG